TTAGCAGTCAATACAGGATGCAACATTCAAATAATCATAACCATAAAAAGATGGGGATTCGGAACCTAAATAGTTTTCTAAGAGATAATGCCTCCTCCGCGATAAAATTTATAAATATCGCTGAGATGTCGGGCAAAAAAATTGCGGTAGATATAAGCATCTACATGTATAAGTTTGCATCAGACAATTCTCTAATTGAGAATATGTATTTGATGCTATCTGTGTTTCGGCACTATAACATAATTCCTATATTCATCTTTGACGGCAAACCTCCCTCCGAAAAGAGGGAGCTATTAATCAAGCGCCGTGAGGATAAGAAGGAGGCTGAAGAGGAGTATTATCGGTTAAAAAATTTACTTGAAAATAATCTGAACATGGACGAGGCCGANAANCANGATATTATTTCAAACATGGACAATCTGAAAAGAAAGTTTGTTTGNGTTAGTAGAACTGATACGGAGGTTGTAAAGGGTCTTATTCGCGCATGTGGCGCAACATATTGCGATGCTCCCGGAGAAGCCGATGAGCTGTGTGCAATATTAGCAGTTAAGGGAAAGGTGTGGGCGTGTTTAAGCGAGGATATGGATATGTTTGTTTACGGGTGTCCGCGGGTAATTAGATATATGAGTTTATTAAATCACACTGCGGTTTTATATGACACACGAAAGATCCTTGAAGTCCTCGATGTAACGCAGACGGAACTGCGGGAAATTTGTATTCTATCTGGGACCGATTATAACCGGGTGAATGATGACATCAAAAATGCTCCAACGCTATACGAAACGTTGAAGCATTTTAAAAAATATCGCAAGGATAAATCTGAGTTGGGATTCTATGACTGGTTAATAGAGAAAACCAATTATATCCAGGATTACGATATTTTAAAAAGAATAAATAGTATGTTTGACTTTAGTCGTGCGGACTTGAACATAAACAAGTTTGAGGACATTAGAATTGCAAATGGCATAACAGACAGCGATGAAATTGTTTCTATATTAAGGACCGACGGGTTTATATTTCCAGTGCGACATAAGGTGAGCGGGTGGTTTTAAGCGAATGCGACCGCGTTAAATGAATATGGGTGTATCAATATTCACGAATGTTCCCGATGAAAATTGTGGAATCTGTTCAAACTCAGATGTTTTCAGTTTATCTCTCATTAATTTTATTAGTTCACGCCAGGTGCATCCTGTTTTTTCTTTCGCGGCCTCTAATAAAGACCACGTCATTGCGCCCGAGGCCCTATTATTTATAAATGCATCCGCGCTTGTTTGGTTGTCCGTGCAGCCACTAATCATAAATACATTCCCTTGCGTGTCCAGCTGTTTTTCGTTTTCAGTATAATTGTCGTAATTGAGGCTGTCCAAATATTGATATTTGAGATCTAACACAGAACCACTGAAGCAGCTGTCAAACATTGCAAACAATGTGGCTCCTGGTTTTAGGTGAGTTTGTATTAATGCCTTCAGTTCGTCGTCAACTATGCCAGGTAAATCGCAAGATACAATCATTTCATCGCGCCCATCAGTCTCGTCACTATTTCTATCAAGTGTGTAGGAGCCATGGCCGCTATAACAAAAAAATAAGAGATCATCTGACTGAGAAGTAGAGAGAAGAAGTTTAAATTCCTCTAAAATGGTTGCACGTGTGGGTTTTTTTGGTGTTAAATCAGTAATGACCCTAATATCCGAAAACCCTGCCTTTGTAATTCTCTCTTTAATTGAGGTTACGTCATTAATGCAGCCGAATAGTTCGTTCGGCGTTCCTATGTAATTGATTCCGATCAAGAGGGCCTTCTTGCGCTTTGCGGGTTTAATCAGCACCGGGTTGTAGTTTTGAACGGCGGCCACGTTTTTGTTGAACGCGTCACTGAGAGCGACAGCATCCCTGTTATACTGTCTGACTAAGTTATTGAGCATAGTTTGTTTTACGTAAGTGGGGATGCGCGCATTTTGAACTCTTCTAACATTTGCTATAAGAGCGGAATATATGCGGGATATATTTGCATTATAAACGTTTTGCAAAGCGCGAATTTTGTTTTGCTTATAAATAGCCAACTCGTTACTCATTATACAATGCAAATATTATAATTTAAATACTAAGTGTATAAATTGTAATATGGACTTCAAGTATACTGCTATTATAGTTGAACCGAGAAGACACAAGGCGATAGAGTTTGTATTAAATAACGTTTGTGAATGTTTATCAGATGAATGGAATGTAATTTTATTTCACGGAACAACAAACGCCGATTATGTTAAAAAAATAGTTGAGAATAATACGCGATTTGAAAATAGAGTTAAAATGGTAGGGTTAAACTTTGAAAACTTAGATGTAACAGAATATAGTAGGCTTTTTGCCACAAAAAGTGTAATTTATGATCACATTTTGAGTGATATATTTTTAGTATTTCAAACAGATTCAATGATATTGCNTGCAAACAAACACATTATAAACGAGTTTTTAAACTATGATTATGTAGGAGCCCCGTGGCTTATAACTAATTATCCTCTCACTAAAAATAGCTCTTTTATTGGTAACGGCGGGTTTAGCTTAAGAAGAAAAAGTAAAATGCTTGAAATTATTGAAAAAATAGAATGGAATAAGGCGAATGAATTTAAGGAATGCTATTATAGCAATATTTACGAAGACCTATATTTTTGCACAAATTATGATAATGTAGTAGTAAATAAACCGGAATATAAAAAGGCAACTGCATTTTGCGTTGCTGAAGTTTTTAATGAGGCGCCACTCGGATGTCATAGACCATGGGGCAGCGGTCAATATGAGGCAATGGTTAAATTGTATCCCGAAATTAAAATCTTAATGGAATTACAAGATGTTGAACAATAGCCCAATCATTCGTATAAGTTAATATTAGTATTTAACTTTTGCATTTTATATAAAATATATAGTCTCAAAGACTACATATTTTTATTTTGTTTTGTGGTTTACCTTTGTCTTTTTATTTTGTTTGGATTGTATTTTGGTGCATTGGTTTATGCAGAGACCTCAGCCTTGACAGCCTTGGCGAAGTGGGGAGACATGTACTTCTGGAGGTTGAAGTAGGTCAACTCGTCAGTCTTCTTGAGCTTGAGAAGGGCAGCAAGCTTGGTGTCGGGGTTGATCTTGCGACCGTTCTCCTTGTCCTGCAACTTGTGTGCGCGGATGTAGGTGTTGATCTCGCGGGTAACATCAGTGCGGGCCATCTCGGATCCCTTATCCTTTCCGAGGAAAGAAGCAAGCTCATCAGAGATCTTGGTGGGCTTCACGAAGCCAGAGGGGGCGCGGTTGCCGGCCTTGCGCTTGCGCTTGGAGGACTGCTTCTGGGCAGTCTTCACCTCACGAGTCCACTTCTTCTCAAGAGTTCTGTACTCGGTCTTCAAAGAGGAGATGAGGGCACCAAGCTGCTGCAACTTGGCAAGGAACTCAACGGACTGGTCCGCAAGGGGGGTCTCGGCATCAGCAGCGACCTCAACGGCGGGGGCAGCATCTGCCGCAGGGGCAGCAACAACAACGGGCTCAGCAGCCTTGGCCTTCTTTGCCTTCTTCTCGGCAGCAGGGGCAGCGGCAACAACGGGGGCAGCAGCGACTTGTTCAGTCTCGGTCTTGGTGGAGGTAGTCTTCTTAGGCATCCTATTATACTATATACTGGGATTTACTTTTTAAGTGATTTAACGCATATAATATATATTGTTACGATAGTATGGTAATATAAGTTTAAATGTATAAATTATAGGGAGCTACATAAAATTAAAAGTGCCCAAAAGACTGATAAAGCCACGGTAGCGATGTAGCAGCGGATTCGTTGACTAAAGTTAAAGCGCCAAGTATGTAATATGCTCCCAACGATTTACTGTCATTTTCTGCTCCGTTATTTATAAATCTTTCTAAGACTTCTAATATTACTTTTTTAACGTTCCATATGTTTTCTTCAGTGTAAATGTACTGCATGCCCAAATTCCTAAATGGGTCACCGTTCGGAGGACAAATGTTGCGTTTTGTTTCGTTTGTTATTTGCGCCCGATAGTTCCAGATATCGGTGAGCTCTCGTACAAATTTAATTAATGCAATCCGACTCAAAGAGAGAAACCACTGAGGGTCAGAATAATTTCCTAATGCATCCATAGCCTGAAATAGGCCAAGCGCTCTCAATTCAATTGCTTTCTCGGTTGAAATAACAGGAATATCCTCATCATAATGCATGTTAATGTGAATCCGAAGTATTCTGCTTAATCGTAAAATAGATTTTATGGATCTTATCACATAGTCTGGAATCAAATTTCTGTTGTAAGGATTCCTAATATTTTCCATGTCGGCGGATTTTAGAAATAGGGTGTGGAGAGAAACAATATCAAATCCGTAAATAAACCCGTCTTCATCTGTGTAGCTTAAAAATTTATGAAAATTTATATTCTCTACGGGTTCCATTGTAATAAAATCGTCCACATTAGTGCACAATTTATGGTTTAATGCTGCAGGGCCGTGTATTGCCTTATATTTTCGCGCAAGTAGGCCACGAAAAACCTTTTGTATTTTAATAATAAATGACGAAAAATATAAATATGAATATACTCGACCCGACAATTCATTTTTGTTGCCACTTATTTTAATTTTATATGTCTTTGCAATTTTCTTTAGCTGCGCCAGATTGTAATTGTATTTATTTAATATTTCGTAATTATTTACGGTTGGGATAATAACATTTTCGTCGCTAACCTTTACACTTCGTTTAATTGTTGCCCTATTTTTTTCACAGGTATCAACTATATCACTCATATACTCATTTATTAGGCTTTCAATGCTCTTATTTTTCTTCAAATTAGCGCTCATATATATATGTACATATTATTTTCTTTTTGAATTGTTTTATATGTAAGTTAAATTTAATTATGCTCACATTATTTTGCAGATGATAATCGGGAGCACACTGTATATTGGGGCATGTTTTAATTTTATTTTACATTTAAAAAAAAATTGATTTAAAGGAATACCATCATTATAAATCATACTAATAGAATGGCGAGCGCAATCATTGACGGAACGAATATTGACACCAGTGTACTTTCGTACTCTGCACCTAAGGCAAATGCTGCGGGAGGCAAGGTTGTGAATCTATACAATAAAAATTTTAGAGAGGCCCTTACCATTTCCACTCCTCTTATCTTGACATGGGGTGCACAGGAGGGCATGGACCAGGCAAAGAACCCCACCGGAAAATTTACTATGTCTCTTCAGTTTCCTAACTCAGAGTACCCCAATCCAGACTGTGATGCGTTCTTGGAATCAATGCGTGCGCTTGAGGCAAAGATCAAGGCGGATGCACTTACTTATTCAAAGGAGTGGTTTGGAAAGACTATTACCAGCCCAGATGTTATGGACGAGAAATTCAACGTTATGTTTAGACACCCAAAGAAGGACAAGGGAAGCATTGAGCCTGACCTCACCAGACCTCCGACTATTTCAATCAAGGTGCCCTGCTGGAAGGGGGTATGGCAGTCTGAGATTTACGACGAAGAGGGTTCTCCGTTGTTTCTCAAGGGAAAGAGTGCGCCTCATGTAACCCCGCTTGATTTCTTGAAGCCGAAGACGCATGTAATCTGCTTGATTCAGTGCGGCGGTTTGTGGTTTATTAATGGCAAGGTTTCTGTTACCTGGAACTTGAAGCAGGCAATTGTTCAGAAGCCAAGAACATCTGCATTTGTTGAGGGAACATGCTTTATCAAGCCCAAGACTGGGGATGTTGCTCGTCTAAAGGCACTTCCTCCTCCTGAGGATGCAGTTGACCCAGAGGGTGCTGCTATTGTAGACGATTCTGATGAGGAGTATGAGTTGCCTGCGCCGGCTCCTGTACCAGTGCATGTGCCCGCGCCAGCTCCTGCGCCTGTGGTAGTGCCAGCTCCTGCACCTGCACCGGTCGCGGCAGTAGATGAGACCAAGAAGAAGAAGATTGTCACCAAGAAGAAGGTTGACGCATAAATCTAAAAATACAAATAAATCAACAAACAAAAATTAGCAAATACACGAATAACAATAACAGAAATTAACAAAAATAAAAAGTTTTATGTAATTATAAACTTTTTTCTTTAATTTACAACATTCCCTGCTGTAAATTAAAATGCTTATTGGCTTAAGAGATTCCTCTATACAATATTTATTTTTACCATGATATCCGATTTTTCGGCTACATCGCACATGTCCTTTTTAATCTTAGAGATACCTCCATTTTTTATCCTGTAATATTGCTCTTGTTTCATGTGCAGGTGTGAGACTGGAATTTTAAACTGCTTCTCTCCTATGTCCACCTGAATAGATCCGTCTTCTAATATAAGACTAACCAGGTCGCGATAGCCATAAATTACCGTCTCAACGTATATGTTATTATCATCATCAATAGTGATACCATTTGGGAGCTCGGGCTCGCATATTACCATTATTTCGCAGCCAGAACCATCAAAATACGACTCATTGTACCAGAGCGGGACCAAATATAACGCATCGTTTACATACAACTTATATAAATTATTATTCATCAAATCTGATATGCTCGGGTTTAGCCGATACACTTCAATGTTGTCATATTTTTTAACCACAACCTCCCGTATAATGTCTAACATCTCCTGGCTTAAATGAAGCACCGATCTGTTATTAGAGAGAAAGGTATACACGTTAAGCGCGGTTTCTTTGTCCAGGCCGTCAAACAGTCTGGATGATATTTTCTTCCCAGCGACAATTATATCATTCACAATCTTTGTTAGGACATCATCATATGCTCCTGCAAACATCGTCTTCATAAACCCTGTTAGAATATCAAAATAGAGAGAAGAAATAGGCTCGTCTGTGGATTCGGCGTCGTCATCTTCCGGTAAATGTTTACATTCTCTCCGCAGATACTCATATGCTTCGTGTATTTGTTGAAACTTAGTTGTAGACTCCGCCGTATTGTTGTTCTTATCGGGGTGGTTTTTTAGTGCCAGCTTGCGATACTGTTTTTTTAAATAGTCTGCCGTTATATCATTTACGCTGATGACAGACAGATCAATTTCCAATATTTCAAAGGCTTCTTTATAATTCATTACATTTTATGAATTATAAACTTTAAGTATTAAACGCGGCATTATTTTATATTGGCCTAATGTATAATGGCTATTCATACAAGTCGCGTTTTTTACAGAAGAGGTATCTCCAATGATTATAATAATTTTGCGTTTGTTGCGCAAGCAAATTATACCATAGTCGCGCCAATGGCGTTGTATTTACGAGGATATCAATTTCAGAACAGGGTTCCCAAAATTATTACCTCTGGGTACATGACACTTCCTTGGAACAAATAGAATGAGTCTAAAAATTATGCATTAACTTTGCCAAAGATAGGAAGTAATTTTCAACATGGTATATCGGCCGATAATTGTTGTTGTAATATTTAAAGAAACCATATGTCTTAAGGAGCACACTGGACAGATTGGCTGGTGTAAATTTGTTTCCCTTAACAAGCGAAGAGAGAATATACCAAACACAGTCAGTTATATCCAAGTTGTAAATAAAAATGTCGTATATTAAGTCTCTGAATTTTAAAAACTGCAGCTCATTAATGTTCTCTAATTTATGTATAATTTTATTGCATATAATCTTATATTGTAACATCAGATCTTCTGTATACAGATGAAGTCCCTTAATATTTGTTATATTTTCGGCAACAAAATTTGCGGGCAACTTGGTTTTAACACATTTAACATAAGAGGTCTTTGTGGGTCTACTTATATTAATTATTTCACAGCAATTTAATATATTATCCGGTATAAAACTGAGCTCTTCTGTAATGAGGACAAACTTAACATCAATTGATTTGTCGGTTGTTTGCTGCATATAACTGTAAAAGGTCTCCAATAACTCACTATGAATGTCATGAAAATACTTGCACACGATAATTCCAGACTTGTCCGTCTTGGAGGAGATAATATCAATGATTTGCTGGTAAATGTCATGCCAGAACAACTTTGAGTTACACCCCAAGAGCGACATATCCACCTCATAATGTATATCGCTAATCTTGAAAAAATACTGCTGCTTATTAAATGTGACGCTTATTTTTTTCTCGTATTTTAAATCAGATGGACTATACCGCCTGATGGATTTAAGCATTTGCGTGTATTTTCCTATTCCACTCGGGCCAAAAAAAATAAGGTTTTTAAGCCCAGGGAGTGTTTTGGGGAACCTTGCATAGAGGTTGTCAAGTTTGGGGTGCAAATTTACACGGCTATTTTCGGTCAAATATTCTTCAAAGTGAGTTTCATAATACTTCATTCACTATACTACTATTGTATATTACATATTCTTTATTTGAATTACAAACCAAATATATATACCTCAAAGATTTGAAATGGTACATTTAATGCCAAAATACAATCACGCGCGGCTCATCTACTTTAGAATCGTGTAAAGTATATTGGCTTAAAAACAAAGCATTCTATATATTAATTACAATGAATATTGTTAAATCACTTGACCAATATGATGATAATAATGCATTTTTTTGCGACCCCATAAAGAATAATGTAATGAACGACGGCAATTTTATAAGAATTATTTATTCAACGAGTAATTTTGTATTAAACGGGGTCTATTTACTCGTACCATTGAACGATGTCGTGTGTGAAAGGTACTATACGAAATATAGGTGCGGCTTTAATGTTGCGAGACACAAGGATATTATTGAGAGAGTTCGGGTTATTGAAGAAGAACTACTCAAAAAAATTAACATTACGAACAAGGCTGCACAGTATAAGATATTTGAACAGCTAAAAAATGGAACCCTGAAAATTTTCACAGATGTCGGAAATAGGGCGTCGTGTTCATTTGTCCTGAAAATATCAGGAATCTGGGAGACCCAGTATGAGTATGGTCTAACCTACAAGTTTATCGCGGTTAACTAATGCCCGCAAATCCGTCGGTTCTAAAGTACTTGAGTATTACATATGCTTGGTATACAATGATTGCGGCGAATCCGCTAAGTATATAGAGAATCCACGACGATGAGCGAGGAATCTGTTTCGTAATTGCAAACTCGTCTGACGACAAGGCCTTGGCAGCAATTGTTAGCATGAAGCCCAAAACGGCCACAATATATGTGGCGCGGCTATAATAACCGTCGCCTACATGGTTGTCAACTATATACTTGCCGTACGTTCCCAATAACACTATCATGATTATTGTAATTGCTAACATTAATATAAACGGACCGGTTGATGTTACCGTCGCAACTATACGTTCCCATGTAGTAAGGGTCCGTCCAGATTGTAGGTATAGTACCAGCGTTGTGGCCAATAGAATGCTCATGCTCAATGTGGAATATCCTACAATATAGGAGGTTATTGAAGTTTGCCCCGAGGCTAACAACCCTACAAGAATCGCGACAGATCCTGCAAAGAGGAGCCCTTGATATACATATGTAAGCATTTCGGTTGTACCCATTTATAATATTACGTGATAATATTTTTGTGCCTAATTAGCAAATAAAATAATGGTTGTTTATTATTTTATTTTACTATTCATGTTACTACCCATGTTGCGGCCCATGTTATTTACTTGGCCTTCAATTCGTCTATTTCCCGCTGCATATCTTGCATCTTTGATACAAGCATCGGGATCATTTCCAAATAATTTACTGTCTTATACCCAACCGCACTGGTTTTAACCAACTCGGGGTAAATTTGCTCTACCTCTTGTGCTATAAAGCCATAATGTCGCTGTTGAGTGCTGTCAACCTTAAACGAATACTCCACCGCCTTTAAGTTTAACAGGTTGGCCTTACTGCTTTCTGACAATGCTACAACATTCTCCTTCAAAATGGCATCAGAAGTATTATAGATAGAACCATTTACATATAGGTCGTTATTAAGATAAACTGGTTTTTTACTGTCGGCTGGGGTAATTACTTGAAGCCCGGTTGGCAACTTCTTATAAATCCACACAACGTAACTACCACCACCACCCACAACAAATTGTTTTATATCTTGCGTATTACTCGGTTGTTTTCCACCATAATTAGCAACTGTTCCGATTAATGACATATATAATATAAACCGATTGTTTTTTTAATAAATTAATCTATTATTATATAAAAAATTAATAATATATTATATTAAATATGTCAGGGCCATTTAATAACCGAGGACAGATACCATCTTTTAATGAACCTGGTTTTAATACAAACACGAACCACCCATTAATACCGAATTCTCAGGAGTATATATATTATAAAAAATACGTATCCATTCATTCCGAAGATAGAGATATGGTTAAATACCCATCATCGTCTGAGTTTGAAATTGAAATGCCGCAAGATATGCTAAACATAATCGCGCTACGATTGGCTGACTGGTCATTCCCGTCTAATTACAATACGTTTTCTGTTTACAATGAGAATGTAACCATGACATTTACAATTAACAATCCATATAATCCGAATCTGGTTAGCGGGTTCTCGGCCAGCGTACTCGCGCAGAAGACGTTTGAATACTTATACCTCAATCAGGGACTTGAGTATTCCATTCAAATTTCTGATGGGTTTTATAATCCTCAGCAAATGGCCACTGAACTGACTAACCGGTTCAATGCGGCCGTTACCGCACCTCTAACCGCCTATTTGACTGCACAATCGGTTAACCCCTCCTTAGATCCTGACCCAGTAATAAATGCCCAATTGCAGCAGGAGTATATTGCTGCCTTGGCCGCCCTATCCGCCGCAGGTGGATACACACGATTTGTTATCGTTTATAACACTGTTGAGCAGAAGATTTGGTTTGGTAATATTTCGGACGGGTTTTTATTAACAAATGAAACTCAATTTACAACGGATAAGGGAGCCAATGGCGTTTCATGTGCCACCCGAAGTCGTCTCCCGAATTATAGCGAGTGGGGGTTGCCTGGAAATGTAGGGCTGCCGCGATATAACGTGGCATCAATTAGTGACCCAAGCGGCGTTTTAGCGCCAAGGTTTTATTACGGAGATGTATTCCCAGGTGATAACGGGTATTGGCTTGTACCAGACCCGCAATTAGTTGGCTCAACTGTCTACTGGGCAGAATGTGTGTACAAAATCAATCTAATGGGGCCTGCCTTCATATACATGGAAATAGAGGGGCAAAATTGCATTGATGAAACCGCCCCGTATAATTTAAGTGAATTTACTACAAAAACCAACGAAACAAATGGTATAGCGAATTCTTCCTTCGCTAAAATACCGGTCCCCACAACACCTCTCGCTCAATGGTTTGACAGAGACTCTATGCCTTATAAATTTTATTATCCTCCTGCAGAGAGAATGAGAAAGCTCAAAATCAAGCTAAGGTACCATGACGGCCAAATCGTAAACTTCGGTGTATTTAACTATTCATTTAATATTGAGTTTGTTTTGCAGTTACCACAGATCCTGAGAAATTCAAATACCGTAAAACACCCACCACGCCTATATTAGATAACACACTGTATTTTTACTTAGGCTGCAACGCCGTGTTTTTCTGATATCCATGACTTTAAAATGACAATGTCGCACATTTTATAGTCTTCACTCGTCTCGGTCGCAAAGGATTTTATATCATAGAAGCCAGGCTTCTTCATACGCGGTGTCTTGTGAAATATATAGTCGCCTTTTGGCCCCTTTCTTATGGAGAGACTCGTGCTAATCTCCCTAATCATATTGCTCCCCTCGTCAAGATACTTTCGCACTTCATCAAATGTAATATTCTCTATTGGCCGATTTCCCAGTTCCTTTAACGTTTTGGAGTTTTCGCCCCATGAAATATACAGCCCAAACTTGCCGCTTTTCAAAATAACATCGTGTCCGTTATGCTGGCCTAAAATAAACTGACTTTTTGCCGATTTTTTTGCATCAACCAAGTCTTCCACCGTATAACTACCCATTTCCAGGCTATTAACATCAATGTCCTTTTTAACAGGCTTGAACGTGATCTCCTCCTTGCCATCAACCTCTTCGACGCATTTAATCACCGGGCCATATTTGCCGACCAAGTACGTATTATTTTCGTCCAGTTTGATTTCAAATTTGGTTTCATCCCGCAACCCATCCACCAGCGCATCTATCTGCGAATTGCAGCTCTTGCACAAGTCAACCCATTGTGCATCTCCCTTAGCAATCTTGTCGAGAGAATCTTCCATAATGCATGTGTAATTATAATCGAACAAGTCATTAAAGTGTTTCTCCAGAAACTCCATCACAATTACTCCCATCGGTTGAATCACCAGCTTACCCTTTTCATTTCCAAACTCTCTCTTGTTTTCAATTTCAAAAATATCTTCGCCCTCCAACTCGTAGTCCTTACACAGCAGCTCACGACCTTTTATGTCCTCCTTTTTGACATACCCTCTTTCTTGGATTTTATCAACGAGGGAGGAGAATGTAGACGGGCGACCAATCCCCTTCTCTTCCAAGAGGTGAACCAATCTGGCCTCCGTGTAATGTTGTTTTGACCCCTTAATCGTGACCTTTGCACAGACCTTTTTATATGAGATTGGCGCATTTGGTTTAATTTGCCGCAAATAATGGTAGTCCTTGTTTTCAACCGGATATTTTTTTGCCACTATTTTCCAGCCGGGGAAATCAATCAATTCACTTGTATGAACGAACCGATTGTCGTTAAAGGCCGAAATTGTCGCGGTGATAGAATAAAACGACGCCGGAGCCATGCAGCTCTCTAATGTTGTCTCCCAGATCAGCTTGTACATCCTTCTCTCCTTTGAATCCATTGTTTCAGGAAGCTCACAGAGAGAAATATGGGTAGGTCTGATTGCCTCGTGCGCTTCCTGTGGCGGAGGCTTATCGGGGCCCTTCGTTTTTGTCTTTGGTTTACCCACAGGCTCCTTAATAGACCCTGTTATCATGCAGTCAATATTCTCATTTATATATTTAGCTCCATCAGCATATGTGCGTTTGATATACGTTTTAACCTCCTCAACAAACACGCCGCTATATGTCTTTGAATCTGTGCGCATATAGGTTATATATCCTCCTTCATAAAGTAGCTGACAAATTCGCATAGTTTCTTTGGGCGAATAATGAAGCTCATTACTGGCCACTTGCTGCAGGCGCGATGTAGTAAATGGCTCTGGTTGTGATTTTGAGACCTTTGTCGGAGATGAGCAGCTATAAACATGAGTGAACTCCGAGCTACCAGAGAGAAAATCTGTAATGTCGTCTTCTGTCTCATATTTCCCCTGTGGTGTCAAATCAAATGGTAAATTAGAATTGGTAAAGTACCCAGTTACATTGTAGACCTTTTTTTCTTCTGCCGCCTTAATGTCTTGTTCATTGTCGTAAATGAGCCGCAGGGCGGGTGTCTGACATCTACCGGCACTAAGCGACTTATCTTTGCCCTTTGGGCCGGTTATAAACTTCCACAGCATGGGAGATACCTTGAAACCCACAAGTATATCCAATATTTGGCGCGCCTGCTGAGCATATACAATATCCATATTTATGGTTCGCGGGTTCCTAATTGCGTGCTGTATAGATGCCTCTGTAATCTCGTTAAACGTAATACGCTTTGTTTTATTTACGTCTAATTTGAAAATTTGTGCGGTACAATATGCTATTTTCTCGCCCTCCCTATCTCCGTCCAGTCCAAGTATAACTTCGCGGGAATTTTTGATTTCCCTTCTCAAGACCTCTATCTGTTTTTTCTTAATTGCGCTATCAATAATGCTGTATGTAGGCGCGAAATCATGTTCAATGTCAATATTCTTGAGGGATGGTAGCTCCCGCAAATGTCCGTATGTTGCAAGGCACTTGTATCCAGGACCCAAATACTCCTCTATTTTCTTACATTTTGCAGGCGATTCAACGATGACGAGCGTTGTAGATGTTGCGGAATAATTTTTTGGCATAAATATATTTAAAATATGTAGAAATAGGTTTATGTCGTTTTCATTTGTGTTTTCTTACTGGCTATTTGCTCATTTGCTTAAATTGCTTCCATGAGATGCTCACTTCGGCCTGCTTGGGCTCTGGAGCCTTTTCAGAGTTTGCGTCCAATTTCTCCGCCTTCTTAAGTGCACTATCCACATATAATTCCTTTAAAAGAGATCCAACTGCAAATGACCCCTCATGCTGGTCCATGTCACCATCCTCAATCTTTCTTAACACGTCCAGAAATCGGTTTAATATGTTGATATCTATCTCGTCCTTACGTACCTTGTTGAAAATATCGGTATAGTACGTGAATAAAAAGCTACACTCGCTCGCACATTCCGCGTAAATTTTTTCGTCGTCGCCGCGATACTTTGCCTTTAGAACAATCATATTATTAATTTCGTTCCGCAATACCTGGCTGTGCTTTAAATTGCGGATTAGTCCGGTCTGATCCTCAACATTATTTGCCTTGATCATGTTAGAGAGCTGCAAACGTTGTTTATCGTCCATTATACCTATAAGAAGATTAAGTATTTTATTTCTAAACTAATACACCCGATAAAGATAAAAATATATGTATATATTAAATGAGTAATTTAACTACTGCCAATGGAATACCAATACAGACGGTCATTGCTCAACCTGGTGCCAATCCACGACAAAGCGCGTTTCTTATTACGCAGGCAAACAGTGCGCAACAGGCTGCTGCAACTAAGGCGCTTGCTGGCGGTAAGAAAAAACTTCGTGGAGGGCAGGCAGTGCCGGCTGATGGCCGCATACCAAT